GGCGCAACGCTATCAGGGCGACGTTCGGGAGGCGTCGTTATTGGCGCGGCTGGCCCGCTAAAGACGGGAGCACCCAGATTGAAGTCGGCATACATCCCGCCGACATCTGCTGAATCCGAATACGATTCTGGTTTCGTTGATCTTGTTTGATAAGCCAAAACAACCGGCACTCCAACACCCCCTCCAACACCACCAATGATGGAAGCAATAGGCGCCTCGACAGTATTCAGAATTGTTGCACCAGCGGGGACGGCTTCCCCCGGCGCGAGTTTCACAAGTTGGCCGGCAGATGTTCTAACTACCGTCGGAGCACTTGCGGCAAGATTATAAATTTTACCAGAAGCGGCTCTATACGGTTGATAAGAAGGGGCTCTTGCAAGATTCTGAATAACTTGTATCGCTCGGGGAACAACGGACGATGCCGCAGCGGGAGCCATTCCTGCCAACCTGCCAGTGCCAACCCCGATTACGGCACCTCTTAAAGCTTTTTGGCCAACACGCTCTGCCCATGCATTTGCCTCTCTTGAGGCGGCTTCAGGGTCCATACCGCCCGTGATAAACATATCCCGCACTTCTTCTGTCGATGGTAAGCCCCAAGCCATCACTGACCTCCCAATCCTGCGGGCCGCATCAGGCCCGGTTGTGCTTCTTGCTCTGACCGCGCGATATCTTCCATCGCTGGGCGAATCAACGGGTCAACGATCTCCGCGCTATATGGATGCACGGCAAGGTTCTGCGCCAAATCCAAAAGCTGAATGCGCTCACGAGACGCGCGATCGGCTGCGCGGCTCTCAAGCTCGCGCTGTGCAATTTCCATCTCGTTCTGCGCTTTCATCATGTCGATCTGCGCCTTCATCATGTCAGTCTCGCCCTTGACCTGAGAGAGACGCTGACGCGATTGTGCGTCCATCATGGATGCATTAGCCTTCATGTCATCGGCTTGAGCCTTGGCCTGCCGCTCAACAAGTTCAGGCGGCGGAGCGCCCATCGCATTGGGCGGCACCATGAACTGCTGCGGATTGGACCAGCCCATCGCCTGTAACGCAGCAGTATCAATCGCGATCGGGTCGTACAGCGACGGGTTGCCGGCCTGAAGCTGCTTCAAGCCCATGATCTTCATCATGCGCTGCGTCTGGCTCGCGGTGTTCGGGTCCGCCTGCGGCACCAGCTCACAATCTTGCAACGCCTGAATGAATGTCTGCTCGTCCCACTGGTAGGCCGGCGCGCGGTTGCGCTGCCAAAAGCTTTCGGGGTTCTCGCGAAAGCAATCGACCAGCAGCCGAAACTCCTCGGCCTGCGCCGCGTGCATACGCTTGTGAACGCTGTTCAGGATCTTGGTCGCCTGATCGATCAGCGCCAGCGTCGTGCCGACCGGCGCGTCAGACTTACCCTCGCCAACAGCCATTTCAGCCGTGCCGCCGACACGCTGACCTGTCTCGGCCATGTTCTGCACAAGGTTCATTAACGCGCCGCCCGGCTCTTTGTAGGGCAACGGCATGATGGCTTGATTGATCGGCAGGCCGCCCGTCTTGACCGGCGCACCGCCGCCCGGCGGCACGCGGAAAATGTTGGTGTTCTGGCGAAGGCCGCTGTCGGCAATCAAAAAGCCGGGGAAGTTCGCAAACATCCCGGCGTCCAGCATCTCACGCCAAGCCGCCGTGATCGCGTTAGTGGTGTTGCCGAGAATGTGGAGAAGCCCAATGTCGTAGAAGCCGAGGCCCGGAACAAACGTGTACTTGACGAACGTCTTGCGGGCCACCGGCAGCGCGTCCGGACTGTCAGGCGTAGGCTCGTCGTAATTCCGAACGATCGACAGGATTTTGCGCGAAGAGGCGTCAATCGTCACACGATACGGAATTTCAAGGCCGCTGACCTTGCCCTTGTGCTTGTGCTCGAAGCCGTCAATGTCCAACTCACAGTAGCATTCGTAAATCTCCCGGTCACGATCTTCCGGTCGGAACGAACCCTGCGAAATCCCCTGCTGGTCCTTCTTGGCGCGCTGCGCGGCGTTCTCTTCCGGCTCTTTGGGAGTGCTTAGATCGACGTCGCGATAGACCCCAAGGATTTGCAGGCGCTTGACCGTCGACGGCTTCAGATATGTCCGATGCGTGATGCGCTTCGCATTCTCAAGATCGGTCGCGGCGTTGTTGACGATCAAGTCGTCAGCGTCGACCGTCTCGCTCACCGGACGATTGCGCAGCGGGCAGAAGTAGACCTTCTTAAACGCCGTCCCGCCGAAACCAAGCATGAACAGCATGCGGTCAGTGTCGGGATAGTACTCGCTCGCCGTCGACGTCAGATAGTGGTTCAGATCGCGCTCTAGGGCGTTGGCGAGCTGGTCTTCTTGCAGCGTGGCGTTGTTATTATCGTTACGCAGCTTGACCGGCCCGTCCGTCGGCAGCAATTCGCTGCGGGCGTTAGCCTGAAAGCGCAGCACAGCCTCGAGAAGCAGCGGGTGCCGCACGCGGCTCATCCCCTCCACCGGAGCGCCATCTGGCGTGCCCCCAAGGCCGGGAATCTCAACCTTGAGGCCCAGAAGCTTGATGCCCTGCGCGCGATCGTCCACCCACTCAACGCGCGACTGGATATCGTCGTCAATGCCCCCGAGGAGGTCTTCCGCAATCCGCGTCAACTCGCCAGAATCGATGTCGTCGACCAGATTGTCAAACCATCCGGCGGGGCCACGATCTTCTTGATCGCCCAGCGGACTGCCATCAAGCGATATCGTGACCGAGCCGTCCTCGTGCTCAATACGCACGATCTCGCCGTTATCGTTAGCCTCTTTTCTGTCCTCCTGCGGCAGAAGCTCGACGATCGGCATGTTGTCCAGCTCCTCCTGCGGAAGCTGGCGGAGGTTCATCGGCGCGAGGCCCGGTTGCACAGGCATTAGGCTTGCTCCTGCTTTCCAAGCAAATCCTCAATCTCCTCGACAAACCGCCGAAGCCCCTCCTGAGCGGCAAGTGTATCAGACCTCGCTTGGATCGTATAGATTCTAACGTAGTCGGAAGGAGACTCCCCCCAGCACCCCGCCCGAGGCGAAGGCTTCCCCCAACACTCCACCCGGAAACGCCCGAGACGCATCGGGGTCGGGTCAAGCGCAACATCGACAACGGCATTTGCGAGTATGCGGGTCATGGTCTCACACTGAATACAGCGGCTCCAGAGGCTTGCCGCGATGCTGCCGCCCAGCGTCGATCTCCGCGATCCGCTCCGGCTGGCGAACCAATATACCAGTTTCGCGTAAATACTTTAGCGCCATGCTGACGGTATCACAGTTGTGAACCAGAACGCCGTTCGCATAATAGCAATGCGCGCCTTCAACTGTCAGATTGTAGACGGGACGCATGGTATGGGTGCACTTTACTGAGTATACCTCGATCATGGCGTGATTTTTTTTCTGCGCATCGTGCAGAGCAGTAAAGCTTTTTTGGGCTTCTCGCTTCAAAATGCGATCCACACCATACGCAATCACCTTCATAATGGCTTTTGCTGAACGGCTTAGACGCGCCCGGCCTAAGGATAGACGCATAAGCGTTTTTTCTGTGCCACTCGCGACCTTCAGGGCTTCTGTGCCATTTGGCAGCCTTTTCTCGAATTTTTTGAAGATGCTCCAGTTGCTTAGGAGACCTTCCCATTTGAACGTATTGATCTTTGTGCTTATCCCGATGCTTCCTGAATGGAAGACACTCAAGGTTTGAGATGTCATTATTGGACGTGTCACCATCGATGTGATGAATTTGATGGTCGTCTGGGATATGGCCTTTATAAAACTCCCATACATCGCGATGCAGACGATGACCGGCGCGCGCAAAATACCTTCGGTGCGCTGGATTTTTTGAGTTTGGATATCGATTGTATTTATATCCGTTGAAGACAACACTTTCGACCACAACCCCGTCTTTTGTTGCCCACGCCATAATGACACCTCGTCTTTTGGACTCAATGTCTCTAGCCTATCATATGGACACAAAGACTCAAGCGGTTTCCATTCACCGTTAGCCATGATTGGGTGATTTCCGGTTCCTTCTAAATAACCTCCAAAATATTCAAGCCTCCATATTTCTCGTATTCCAGTGAAGCTTGAAGCCAATACCTTTCTTGGCCCTTCTGGCGTCTCGACCAAATCTCCTTCAAAAACCAAATTAATTGGGCGGTCGGTTCCGTCTGCCATCCTGATCATTGTTTCTTTAACAAAACAAAGGTCGTCGTGCTTGCCTTTCGGGAACACCTCGCACTGAGTAATGACCTGATCGGCCCACCGACGATCAGGCGCATAAATCACGCCCTCGCTAAACAGATGCTGCACTGCGTACAGGCGCGCCAGTTTGTCGAGCGAGCCGGGGTTCACGAGCTGCACGCCCCAGTCCTCATGCCCGTAAAGCCGCCGGATTTCCTGCCCGATGCTGATGCCCGACGCCTTGTTTTCGATCAGCAAATGATCGACCTTCATTCGCCGGCAAGTTTGCGCGACCTTTTCAACAAGCTCCGCCAGTTCGAGCCGCTCGGTCCATGCGTACATGAGCATGATGCGCGGCGTACTCTCCGGGTTGCCGGGGAGCAGGTTGGCGACGCGCGACATTTGATCAAAGCGCGCGGCCTCTTCCTCGTTGTTTTTCAGACGCATGTCGCGCCCCGTGCGCCCCGCGCGGCCAACGTAGTTGTTCGCCATCATCGGCGTGACGTCGCCCGAGAACACACCCCATACCGTCAAGGCGCTCGGGTCGTTTTCTTGTTTCGTCGTGTAGGCGGTGTCAAGCGAGGCGACGACGAAGTCGAGGGGCGGAATGTCTGACTCCCAGAGCCGCCACCAGTCGCGCTTGATCACGCCGCCGCCCCTTGGGCTCGG